GCAAATAGGCTAATATTCCCTTATTACACCTGCGGACGCGCAGTGAAGGAGCAGACTTATGCGTGATTATCGTAAACAGGCCCAAGACGGCGCGGCTAAAAGATTGAAGGACATCCAGAGCGGTGAACCTCATACTAAAGTTGACTCCTCCTCGTGGTCGCCACCTGAAATGCTTGAAGCTGACAAGCAGAATGGTATGCGTCCTGTAAGTAAGCGCCAATACAAGTCTGGCGGCAAAGTGCATGGTATGAATGCCAAGAAACGCGCTGACCGCAAGGCCCGTAAAGAGGGTGGCCGCGCAATGTCAGTAGACGGTTTTATCAACCGCGACGACAAGATGGCTAATGATGAACGCGCTGGCGTAAAGCATGTTGGCGGCATGAAGCGCGGCGGAAAAATTCACAAGAAAGCCCGTGGCGGACCAGAAGGTGATTTTGCGGATCGTAACTACGGCGCAGACGAAATTACGCAGATGACGGGCAATATGCCTCGCAATATGCCTATGGGAACTAGCTATGCTAAGGTTCCTATGCCTACGCCCCGCCCTTCTGATAAACCAGTTAAGTATGTTGGTCCAAAGCCAACCACAAATCCTAATTATGGGATGAAAAAGGGCGGCGCAGCACATCTTGATGAGGCGGCAGATAAGGCTCTCATCCGCAAGATGGTTAAGCCATCTGCTCGTACAGGTAAAGCAGAAGGCGGCGACCTTGATCCAAATTTGATGGATTGGAAAATACTTCGTCAAAAATTAAAAGATTCGGTAAAAGAAAAAACCGCCGCTTCTAAGGGTAAAGCATCAGCTAATCCTTTAATGGGTGGCAAACAAATCAATGATGATCAAAATGAAAGTTTTACATCTAGCGGATTAAAGCGCGGTGGCCGTGCAGAACATTGTTGGGGTGGTGAAGCTAAGCCAAAGAAGGCTGAAGGCGGCTCAACCAAGTGGATTCAAGGTGCGATTAAGCATCCGGGTTCGCTTCATAAGGCACTTCATGTTCCCGCTGGTGAAAAAATTCCTGCCAAGAAATTGGAAAAAGCTTCTCACAGCGAAAATCCAAAGTTAGCTAAAAAAGCTAATTTAGCTAAGACGTTGAAGCGTATGCATCATGCAGATGGTGGCGAGGCTGGTCGTGGCTTGTACGTACGTCAAGGTTATCCGCATGAAGTTCCGGGCGCTGATGGCGGTCGTACGGCTAAGAAGGGTGGCGGATCGCTTGGCAAGGGTAAAACCAATGTCAATATTATGATTCATCCGCATAGCGGCGCAGCACAGCCTCCTGTTATGCCTCCAATGGGTGGATTGCCAATGCCTCCACGTCCGCCAGTGTCACCTCCAATGCCACCACAAGGTATGCCAATGGGTGCGCCTCCTATGGGTGGCCCAGCAGCTGCATTGCCTCCAATGGGTGCAGGTCGTCCGGGTATGCCTCCTATGGGCCGCAAACACGGCGGCAAGATTCCTGCTGGCATGAAGACCATGCACGTTATTGATAACGCTGCTGGTGGCGGTCTTGGTCGTTTAGAGAAGATCAAAGAATACGGACTTAAATAACCTGTTTAGGTTTTAAGTCAGGCATAGGAATAGATACCGTGCGGTGTGTATATATACCGCATGGCACAAACATATAGCAGCCTTCTTGAATACGAAACCGGACGCCTCATCGACGAGGCGATTGCCGACGAGGTTGCTATTCTTATGAACGGCACCGTCGAAGACATCAAAGATTACAAATTTCGTACTGGCGTGATTCGCGGCTTGAACAAGGCCCGTGAACTTATGTCCGAAGCAGATAGCAACATCCAATCAGGTGAAAGAGGATAAACATGCCATATACGCGCATGCATCATGATGTAGACCCAAAAGAATCTATTCTTAAAGAACTGGGCGACATTAAAGACATTGAGGTGTTCAATACGCATGTTCTTATTGCAACATATGTTCGCCCAAATAAGACAAAAAGCGGTATTCACTTAACGGATAAGTACGTTGAGGAAGACAAGTACCAAGGCAAAGTTGGCCTAGTAGTTAAGAAAGGCCCGTTAGCATTTGTTGACGATGACCAAGATTGGTTCAAGGGCGTCGAGGTAAATGTCAATGATTGGGTTTTTTATCGCCCTTCTGATGGCTGGTCGATGAATGTTCACGGCGTCCAATGCCGTGTTTTGCGTGACATTGACATCCGTGGCCGTATCCCAGCCCCAGATGCAGTTTGGTAAGGAACAAATAAGATGGAACCAGTAGTGGAAGAAGAAATTGTCCTCGACGACACCCCAGAAGTAACTGTTGAAGAGAACAAAACGGAAACAAAAGTAGCGGCAAATGATTCGCAAACGCCAGAAGATGGCATTGCGGAACTTAAAGCTATGTTGGAACAAGAGAAAAAGCTTCGTTTAGAGGCTGAAACTCGCGCCCATCAAGCCCAACAAAACGTCCAAAAGGCCGCTGTAGAAATACAGGATAGCAACCTTATTATGATTAAGGGTGCTATGGATAACGTAAAGCAGGGTACAGAAGCACTCAAACGTAATCTTAAAGAAGCTATGGCGGCGGGGGATTACGACACTGCCGTAACCATCCAAGAACAGCTGTCCATTAATGCTGCCAAGTTGCTTCAGCTTCAAAATGGCAAAGATGCTTTAGAGGAAAAGCTAAAGAACCCGCAACCACAAACCAATGACATTGTTGAGCAAATTGCCTCACAACTGTCGCCTCGGTCGGCTGCTTGGGTGCGCCAAAACCCTGACGTAATTCGCGATCGTCAGCGGTACGAAGACATGGTTCGCGCGCACAATCATGCGGTTGGCGAAGGCCATGTCTTAGATTCTGATGCGTATTTCCAGCATATTGAAATGCGCCTTGGGTTAAGAAAGCCACCTCGCGTTGTTCAGGATGACGGCGAGGATGTTACGTTGTCTGCCGCCGCCGCTCCAGTTCAAAAACGAACTGCTCCAGCCGCCGCACCAACTACACGAACCGCTTCTGGTACGCCAAGCAAGTCCCAAGTTGTTCGCTTAAGTGCAGAAATGCGTGACATGGCATCGATGATGGGCATGTCGCCTGAAGATTACGCTAAAAATATGGTCGCGCTTCGCAAAGAAGGCAAGCTTAACTAATAGGAGAGCCAAATGGCTGAGAATTTACCTAAACTTACACCTAGAAAAGCACCGTCCGACATCCGGCCAGATATCCGTGGTGATGTTCGCGAGGACAGCCCTGCAGAACGCGCGGCTAAACGCGTTGCTGAAATCCGCGCCCACCGTCAGGGCTTGGACATGGACAACACGGATCAGTACTTCATTGACCCGTATATTGTCCCGGAAGGTTGGTCATATGAATGGAAGCGTAAAACCATTTATAATCAGGAAGATCCATCCTACCAGATTCGTTTGGCCGATGCTGGCTGGACGCCTGTTCCGGCAAACCGCGATGCCCGTCATAAGGCAATGATGCCAACTGGTAATTACGCCACGATTGAGCGTGACGGCATGATTTTGATGGAGCGTCCTAAAGAGTTGACAGATGAAGCAAAAGCTATAGAATTGCGTCGTGCTAGGAACCAAGTCCGTTCTAAGGAACAACAGCTTAGCACCACACCTGATGGCACAATGACCCGCGAGGATGCTCGCGTCCGTCCTCAGGTGAAAAAATCATACGAGGCTATGCCTGTTCCTAATGAATAAGGACGGCCTCTAACCTGCCCTGTGGGAGGCGGGTTATCTTGTCGGGGTTAGCAGTGCTTGGCGCATAGTAACCTCATCACTCAGGAAAAATTGCTATGGCTAATACGCAAGCGTATTTTGGCTTTACGCAGTATCAGGGTGGTGCGGGTGGTGCGCCTACGTTCGCTCAATCCGTACGCCGTATTGCGTCGAGTTCAGGTGCTATCTACACTGGCGATCCAGTAATGCCAGCGGTAAGCAGCGCCAACGGTTACATCGTTCAGGCTTCCCCCGGCACGACGACCCTCGCGGGTATTTTTGTTGGCTGCAAGTACCTCAACACATCTCTTGGCCGCACGGTCTGGTCTAACTATTGGCCCGGCTCCGGTGCAACGGGTGACGTTGAAGCTTACGTCATTGATGACCCTAATGCTCGTTTCATCGTTCAGACAAGCACAACCTCGTTCCCAATCACGGGTACCCTTTCCACGCAGACTTCTGGCGTTCAGGGCCAATACGCCCAGTTCTCCATTGGAACGGGCAACACGTCAACTGGCCGTTCCGGTGCGTATCTTTCGTCCGTTGGAACGACTGTCACTTTCCCATTCACCATTGTGGATTACCAAGTTGGTTTCCAAAACGGTGGCGACCCAACCTCGCAGTACTGCAACGTAATCGTTGGCTTCAACAACGAAATCTTCCGCAGCAACGGCGCTGGCCCAACTGGCATCAGCTAAGGAGTAAGGTGTTATGGCTGTTAATCTAAGTCAGATCAGAGACCTTCTCCTCCCCGGTCTACGCGGGGTAGAAGGCAAGTACGAGATGATTTCATCTCAGTACGACAAAATCTTTACGAAGCATGAGTCGAAAATGGCTTTGGAACGCACGGCAGAAATGCGTTACCTTGGCCTCGCACAGCTTAAGACTGAAGGCGGCCAGACCGCTTTTGATTCTAATGCTGGCGAACGCTTCGTCTGGAACCAAGAGCACACTGAAATTGCTCTGGGTTACGCAATCACCCGCAAGGCGATTGACGATAACCTCTACAAGACCCAGTTCATGCCATCCAACCTTGGCCTCGTGGAATCTTTCCAGCAGACTAAGGAAATTTATGGCGCGAACATCCTTAACACGGCAACGACGTACAACGCAGCAGTTGGCGGTGACGGTGTAGCACTCTGCTCCACGGCGCATCCTATTGACGGTGGTACGGTTGCTAACACGCCAACGACTCAGGTTGACTTGAAC